CTCATCTTCTCTAAATATAGTTCCCAACCATAATGGTTTATATGGACTTCCATTGACGAACATAACTGTTACTAATGAATTTAATTCTGGAATAAAAAACACACCTTTGTCAGTATGTCCGTATGGAAAACAAGGCTCTGACCAAGGAAGGTCTTCTTTTTTAATATTTCCATATACACTTGGTATTGACACTTTTAATCGACCTAGTTGTTTGGGGTCATCATTATCTAATACTAAACCTATATAAATACCTGTAAATTTAGATGCCACTTGTAATAGGTCCTCCTTCTGGATTCTCCATACCTTCTGAATCAAGCTCTGAGCATAACACCATATGCATATGTGGTTGATATGGATGCATATTAGTCATTCCATAACTATATGTTATGGAAGCTATATAATATAAACCATCTAAATCTTTAGTTTTACCATCTTCTTGGCTTAAAATTTCTATACAATTCAACGGAGTTAATTCTGGTATAATTTCTGCTAAAGTATCTACCAATTTTCCAAAAGTATATACTCTATGTCTTAAATTTGAAACATATATTTTTTGCAATTCTTCTTCATCAATGCTACCTGTAATATATTGAGAAGCAAATCCTTTATGTTGTTTTCTTTCTGAACTTTTAGAAGATGAATAACTCTGTCTGGACATTGAATTGGGCGTTAAGCTTTTAAAATTATTATAACCTCGATTAAAATGAAATAGATGATCTTTGCTACCATATTTTTCAATTAAACTTTTAAAATTAGTATCATACACTAATTCTTTAGAATTTTTAATCATATCTAATTTTAACATATATGGTGATTTTAAGCTTTGAGTAATAGGTGCAAAATATGCTTCTTCATTGAACATAAAAAAATTATAGAGTAAATCTCCACTAATTGATCTAGCATATGGTAACATTGATCTGATCATTTCATAATCTGTTAATTGAGCTTGCAACCAATTATAGCTAAAATCAGTTGGTTCTATTCTCTTTACTTTTCCACCATTTCTAGAAATTATTTTATTTACTATTTCAGAAATGGTAGTCTTTCCGTATGATTCATATTTTTCATCTAACTGCATTATATAAAAAATAGGATCAACACACTTCAAAAGAACTAATTTACCAGAATTAATATCACTATATTTAATATCCATTTCAGTTACATTAAATTTCGTAACTTCATAACTTACAACACAAAATTTAAATGGTCCAGAAAAATATTTTTTATTTTGTTTTAGATTATATAATTCATCTTCAAACCAAACTTCAACGATTCTATCTTTAATTGGAAGAGTTTCGATATTTTTAAAATCTTCAAAATAATCATCATTAATCATTAATAAAATTTCAGCATAAACAGAAGGGGTATATTGTGATAAATGATATGTAAAACTTTTAACAACGGTAGGATTATGATTATACCATGGTAAATTAGCTTTTGTTATAAAATAATCAAAATATTGTACAATATTCACCATAATACACCACTATTTTTTATAATATCGAATTAAATTGTACTCGATATAAGATTTAGGAATAATTCTTAAAATTGTACCTTCTTCAATATTAAAAGGATTTACAATATTATTAACTGCCATTATAACCCAAAATAATTCAGGAGTTCTATAATATTCCCAAGAAATTAAATCTAATCGATTAACTTCTTTCTCTTTAACTATATGTATACGCTCACCATCTATATAATCTGGAAGATCATCAACAAAGTTTCTTAAAAATAAAGGTATTACACCAATACCATTAAATTTATACAATTCAGAATTTACAGCCATATGGTGCTTACTATCATCTTTAGAAGGTTCAATTCTTTGTCCATAGATTGTATTTACAAACTCTAACCTTTGATTATAATTATTTACCATCTTTATAATACTCCATTAATTGTATTTAAATTTGCAAATAATAATTCATTGATATTATTTGCAAATATAGTATCTATTTTTTTAGCTTGGTCATAAGCAGATTTATATTTAATAACTTCATTTTCAGTTAATATATTTTTACTTTTAAGATTATATGCTGCTTCATAAATTAATTGATTAATATTTTTTAAATGATTTAAATTTTTCAATATTTCAGTTTCTAATAACATCAAATTTGAAAAATATAAGGTTGTTACAGGTGCTAAATCATTATATTGTGATATATTACTATTTAAACTTTTATTTATTTCATTTAATGTATTTGAACTTTTTTCTATATATAAATTATTAGTGTATACCGCCTCATTTAAATCACTTTTATTCATTAAAGATGAATTCTCTAAAACACTGATTAATGCTAAAATATTACTGTAAAATTCAGTTATATTACTTAAACTTATACCAGAATCTATTGTAGATAATATATTAACAATTGGCCAATATAAATCTACAACAGTATTAACAGAATCTGAA